AACTGTGTTCACTCGTATCACTGGTGCTATCTTCGGTGCCACTGATCTGTATGCCGGTCGGTCACGTAGCGCAAATTGGGCGGATGCGGTCGATCCAATGGTTACGTGGCTCAACTGGGTCAACGATAACGTTTTTGATGCTTACCGAGTCTACGGTAGATGGATTCTCTCTTGTCTTAAATACGGGACGGCCGTGGTCAAGCTCCCGTGGGTACGTAGACTCAGAGAAGTACGGTACATGGATTCCTCTGGGGGAATGGTATCAGAGCAGGTTGTACTGCATGACGGGCCAAAGCCGGAGTTTATTCCTTTGGAGGATTTCTTCTGGTCCACCGACGCCAACACGACACAAGACCTCCAGTCCTGTGAGTGGGTCGCGCAGCGATTCTACACTACATGGAAGCAGCTCAAAGAGGCTGAACTATCTGGTGACTACATCGACGTAGAGCGCATCCGCACGGCAAAGCGCACGCAGTTCAAGGATTCTGAGACCGACATGCAAGCCATCACCGGGGAGCAGCCAGAGGACCCGGGCGATTACGAGCTGTACGAAGTTTGGGCAAGTTATCCCATCGATGAGAACGGCACTCTGGCTGAAATCGTGGTGACAATTCACCTTGAAACAAGAACTATCATCCGAGCGGTATACAATTTCTATCGACATCAGGAACGCCCGTTCCACATGATCAAGTTCTTCCCACGCGAAACCTCGCTACTGGGCATAGGCCTTGTGGAGATGCTGTCCGATATCCAAGAGGAAGTGACAGCGATACACAGGAACAGGCTCGACAATGCGACACTTGCCAACGCGAAGGTGTACAAGCGGACTACAGGAGCGAACGTACAGTTTGACGAGATTTATCCGGGGGCAATCATTGACGTGGAGACGGAAACTGACCTCACAAACATGGACATGGGGGTCGAGCATTCGTCATTGCTCGTCGAGGAGCAGCACACCATCGTCATCGGAGAGAAGCGATCAGGGGTGTCTGACTATTCTGCTGGACGAGAATCTAGTGCCATTGGTAGTCGGGCGACCGCTACCTCAACCATGGCCCTCATCCGAGAAGGAAACAAGCGATTCCAGTTCCTGATCCGTGAGGTGCGCAAGGCTCTCACCGACATTGGGCACCAGATTGTCTCGCTCTACCAGCAGTTCGCCCCGGATCGTGAGGTATTCTACGAGCTGTTCAGCCAGAAGGATCAGCAGATGTTCCAGCAGATCATGCAGCTCCCACCTGAGTACTCCCGCGCCAACATTGTCATTGATGTCAAGGCTCTGGACGATGACAACAACAAGGAAATCCAGCAGCAGGCGTACATGATGATGCTCAAGGTCCTCCAAGAGACCTACATGCAGATCGGCAATGCAATGATGATCATCGGCAACCCACAGGCACCCCCTGCGGTTCAGGGCTTGGCTCAGCAGGGCGCACAAGCGGCAAGCAAGATGATCGAGAGGCTGTTGGAGGCGTTCGAATTCAAGGATGCTGAGTACTTCAGCCCAAATATCGACGAACTCCTTGGCATGACAGCCGCCATGGAGATGGGAGGCGCAGTTGGACAATTCCAAGCAGGTGCTCAGGGAGGAACTGCGGCACCTGGAGGACCTCAAGCTCCGGGAGGGGTACAAGCTCCTGGTGCAGGCCCTACAGGACCGCCAATGGGTAGTCCTCAAGCAGCTAATGGACGAGCAAGTGGGTCAAGTCGAGTACCGTCGGGGCAGGGCAGCGGGACTCGGGGAGATCAGTAAGACGTTGGATTCACTCATACTCTCGCACAGAGAGATGTTGAAGAAGGGGAAATAGATGGCAGTCAAAGTATTTGACGGCGAGGACGAGAAGACTGATGATGATCAGCAGAAAGAGTCCTCTTTGCCCGAGCAGCTTCAGGGCAAATCACCGGACGAGATGTACGAAATGCTCAAACAGGAGCATGAACGTGTCGTCAACAAGCTGAAAGCGGAGAAGTTCGACCAGAAAACCGAGACTCCTCCGGCCCAACCCCAGCAACAGCCCGCGAGGCAAGCCCCATCCTACCCGCCACCCTCCCCTCAGGGGGGCAGAGGTGAAGGAACCAGAGTCGGATACGGGGGTGCAGGAGAGGCTGAGCCTGATATCTACACCGATCCTGAAGGATTCATGGACCGGCAGCTCCAGCGGAGGCTTCAGCCGCTGATTCAGACGCAAACTCAGGCCCTCAGAAGCACAAATCAGCAGATGTTCCAACAATCCGTTGGTGAAGAGTACGAAAAGTACAAGGATGAGCTCGAACAGTTCGTCGATGCGCTTCATCCGCAGCTCCAAGTAGACCCTCGCGCCTACAAACAGGCCTACAACTACGTCAGATCACTGCATCTTGACGAGATTGTTGAGGAAAAGTCGAAATCCAAGGCCACAGAGAGCCTTGCGACGGCACTTGCGGACGCTGGGCTTGATGAAGAGCAGATTGCCACCGTTGTTCAGCGAGCAAGCGGCAATACGGGGGGCTCAGTGCGCGAAGCTGCCCCAGATAGCTCGCTTTTCCAGTCGAACACCGGGATTCCGCGCACAGCCAGCTCGAATACCAAAAGGCAGGAAACAGATGTACCTTCTGGTAGGGCAAAGGGACGATATTCGCCCCGTGAGCGGCAAATGATGGAAGAGTTCGGTATGTCCCCGAAGGAGTGGGACGAATACCGGGCTGCGAACACCGATATGATCAGCGGAATCTTGGGAGAGTAGGATGAGCAGCACAGAAGAGAAAATGGCGAAGCTTTCAAAGGAAAACACGGTCGAGAAACTGGTACCTCCAAAGGAGGAGCTGGTATCGATGACTGATGAGCAGTTGGAGGCCTTGAAGAAGACTATCGTCGAGGAAACTGCGGCCAAGCTGATGATGGACCCGGACTACCGGGACAAGCTGAGGTTGCAATTGGAGCGAGATAGTGCTATAAGGAGAGTAGAACATAGGGATCAGTTCGCTGATCCTGCGTTGAAGGTGATGCAATCTGGTTCGTTGGGCCCGATTGATCACCAAGAGGCTGTGGCGAAGCCGTACAAAACTGATCCGTCGAAGACGTATCGGTTCATCAACAAGGACAACGAAGCACTGTATCAGCTTCGCAGGTACCAAGGGTATGAGCCGATCAAGGACGATTCAGGAAATGAAGTCCGTTACATGGACGGCGTACTTGCCCAAATGCCGAAGGCGCAATATGACGAGACAATCGGTGCCCAGACCAAGGCGCGGAAGATGCTGAAAAAGCAAGCTGCCGCAGATGCCAAGGAAAACTTCAAGGAAATGGGCCGCCGTCTCGGCATAGAAACTGAAGGGCACGTCTCAGTAGACGTGCAGAAGGAGTAACAAATGGCAAACGCCAAAGCTGCAAAGTCTTGGCCAAAGCACTTTGCACTCGCGCGTACGGTAAGCAAGAATCCGACCATCGTATGGATGACAGTTGTGAGCGCCGCTGTTGAGAAGGGGATGGCCCTCATCCTTTCTTCAGGTAAGGTGGCAGAGGCTGCGTCCAACAGTGGACAGATTTTCGGAATTGCTGCTGCTGACGGAGACGTTGGTGACGAGATTCCGGTGTACGCGGGAGACCGCAACAACGTGTTTGTTGGTCAGGTTGACAATGCCGATATCTCGTCTCAGACGTACCCGTTTGAGTGCGATCTCGTGGAGGTTTCCAACGAGCATCGTGTTGATGTTAGTGCATCGGTTGAGGATGTCTTCCTCGTTCTCGGACCTGAGACGAGTGATGATCTCGATGACACTACGGACGGCGCAAGGGTCTATTTCCAGATCAAGCGCAGCTCGTACGACGACCTCGTAGCTGCACGGTAAGGGGGTAAACTATGGCTACTGCAACTACTGCATTTTCACATCTGCTCGCCCCCGGTCTGCGCAAGGTTTTCTTCGATGAGTACAAGGACTTCCCAGAGGAGTACTCGCAACTCGCAAAGATCGAGACCTCAAAGCGTGCCTACGAGGAAGAGCTGATGACCGCGGGTCTTGGACTTCATCAGGTGAAGCCCGAGGCACAGTCGATCACTTACGATGATCCGCTTCAGGGCAGCAAGGTGCGTTATACGCACGTTACTTGGAGCCTTGGGTTCCGGGTCACTCGCGAGATGTACGACGACGACCTCTATGGGGTCATGAAGAAGATGTCGAAGGAGCTTGCTCGCTCCGCACGACTCACCGTTGAGATGGAGTTCGGCGCACTGCTCGACGACCTGTTCACTGGAGGGACCTACACCGGTCACGACAGCGCAGCTTGTTGCGCATCCCACACTCTGCTCACTGGTGCCACCTACTCGAACTACGCTGCCACCGCAACCGACCTCACGATTGGCGCACTCCGGTCTGCTTCCGAGCGACTTGAGAAGACTCTCAGTGAGCGAGGACTGCCGGACACGCGTGGACGTGGTGAGCTGGTTGTTGTCTCCCCGACCTACCA